TCTTTTTCAATAAAGTTGATGTTGTTGGTGTAAAGAACATCCTTATCCCCTTGGTTTAGCACTACTTCAACATCACTCGGCTTGGTGAGTCTACCTCTGCGTGTTCCAGCAGGAGCAAACCATGGCTCAGATACATTGTCAGTGAATACAAACTGTCTTGCAGCAAAGATCGTTGGGTCAAACCACTCATCAGCAGCCGAGTAAGGGTTAAATACCTGCAACCATGGCCAGTATACAGCAGCGTAGGAATTGTTGATTGCAGCAGTTCTGTCCTGTCTACCATTCATCCAGTTCACAGCCTCTTGAACCTCACTGTATCCGTAAGGAGGTGAGACAATAGCTACAAAGTTCTTTGAGCTTTCAGCAAGAGTAATAAGCGCGTTCTGAACATCCTGATGGCTAATACCAGGAATCAATGCTAGTGAGACATTAAGGGAATCATCATCAAGAGCGTAAAGACCACTCTTAGCAGCAGCAGTTCCAATTAGGGCCGCTCTGTCGTCTGAATCACTTGTTTCCGTAGTTGAGTAACCACTTTCTCCCCCAGCGAATGAGAAGGTGCCTTCCAACATCCTAACAAATCTAGGGGTTGCAAACGGATGAGCAACACCTGCTGCATCTACGAATGTTGCATCTGCTAGAAGTGACTCACCAAACTGATCGGGAACACCCGATGTGAATGATACCCCCTCATTAAATATTTCCGAGTATAGGTAATCAGACTTATTGTTAGTATCGTGATTAACAAGAAGGAACTCAATGGATGCAGGACTAGAAGGACTAAGCTCAACACTAAATGTTTCCTTAGCTGATCCCTCACTGTTAATAGACAGCTTATCTCTACTTGAATTGTTGGTAACTTCCACTGACATACCTTGGACGGAGCCATCTCTTAGAGAGCTTAGGTTGTATCCTTCCCCAGGGTATACTGACGAGAACTTTACGACCATAGAAGATGCTGAAGATCCAGATGCAGTTGCTTCGCTTGCTCCACCACTTACTATGGAGCTAACATCCACAGAACCAAATAACCATGGGGAAGCTCCCGATAAAGTTAAGGTAGCACCAGAGCCAGCATACTTGCTAGCAATAAAGGTCATTCCAGAGGGGTCTGTGTAGGAGAAGATATCCTGGGTCCCAAGAAGATCAGTTCCTAAGCTAGCAGCAATGATTGCAGCAGATGTAGTGATTCCTGTTGAGGAAGTTAGTGTAATAACCTGGGAAGTGACCTTAGTTACCCCTGCGTTGTTTACGACAGTGTATGCGAATGAGCTAGGTAAAACTGGATCGTAAGATGCGACTGATAAGGTTGGGCAAGCTCCCACAGGTCCGTTTGCAACAGCAGATGAAAGTGAAGATGCCGTTCCAACTCTAACGAAGTATACTTGGTTAGTTGCTTCTAGAACTTCTAATGCACCTTCAAGCCCTTGTCCAGGGATTGCGGTCTTAGGTTGTCCAAACTTCTTAAGTAAGTTTTCTTGGGAAGTAGATAGAGTTGCGACATTAAGTGGTCCCTTGTCAGCAAAGCCGACGATTCCAACCACGCTAGACTCCACATTAGGAGTATAGATTGATTGGTCATTCTCTAATACGACTACAGATGGGCTTGCAGGTAATGCCATAATTATTTCTTGGTGTTAGTGTCTTTCTTTAGGAAAGTTGATGGTGGGGTCACGTTAACTGGTTTAATGTCAGGAGTGACCTTAATAACCCTTACAATCCTTCTAGCTATTAGGTTGTTTAAAATCCTACTTGAGTAGTTATCTGGGATGCTTACTGAAGCTTTTGCCCTCAGAAAGATCGATACTTGCCCAGTTGGCGTATCAAAATACACACTGTGGCTCTGTAAACTAGTGTTTTGGATTAATCTCATATAAATAGCTCCTACTGTATTTACATTCAACACAGACGATTGTAAGTTAAAAACATAGTTGGTATTGCTAGAGAATTTCTTTAACAGAGACATTATCAATAACACAGGCTTTAAGTCCTGTGGAGAGGGGTCTAATTTGTAAGTCTAAAGCTGTGCCTGTAAAGGTTTGGGAATAAGATCCCGCAGTCGAGACACTATTACCACCGGATCCTAAGCCTATATGGAGAGTGTCTGAGATTGAAACTACATCAAAACTTACATAATAAGTCTTTGAATCATCAATAGTGAGTGGGTAACGCATGTAGGACCAATCCACTTGATTGGCGAAGCTTCCCTCATTTCCAATAATGGTTAGATTTGAATTACCATTATTACTAACCCAATTATTGGTTGCAGTAGCAAAATCACCATTTACCACCATCTCAGGGCCAAGAGTATCTGCTACACTAATATCTTCCACAGGTGCTTCATCCACAGGGTATTCCACCTCTCCACTGTCAATAGTAACACTATGCACAAATCTCTCAATCTTACCTGTGCTGGTGTATCTGAACTTGGGCATTGGAATGTAAGTCTCAACACTTAGAGTAAAGGATTTCTGAATGATTCTGTCTTCTTTATCATTGGCTGACATAGATCCCATATCACTATCCCCGCTCTCAATGAATACCTTAGTGTAATCAGAGAATTTAGTTCTTAGATTTAAGGCTGGGTTGAACATGGTGAAGATGGTTGATCTAATCATATCCATGTCTGCCTTATACTTCGACCAGATACTGATCTCGTAGGTAAGGTTCACTGCTCTTGGGGAAAGGCTTAGGATTCTAACTGCCTTTTGTGCGACGGGATCCCAGTAGGATTCGTTGATTAGAACATTATGGTCACGTTGTCTGTCTTCAGCGATAGTTGTAGCTTTCTCTGATACTGATACGATGGGTAAGATAAGAGTGTTGTCTTGCTTTAGCTTGCCAACCATTCTCTCCTGATCTCCATGCACACAAGTAATCTGTAGTCTGTTTCCGTTACCGTCGATATAAAATATGTTTCCAAAGACACTAAGAAGTTCTCTTAGTGTCTCTCTGTAGATATTATGGATAGTTGGTTGCAACTTGTTAGTTGACATCTCAATGATCTGATTCTTAACCTGAAAGTCTTGGGGAGCTTGCATTAGATTTTGCCTCCAACCTTATCAGACGTATCGAAGTAGGCTTCATTATGAATATCCTGGGTATCTCTTAGCACGGTTGCGTGAACCATTAGGTGATATACGCCGTAAGCTTCAAAGCTATCTTCTTGGACTTCGTGAACTTGGTATTTGATATCTTGGAACTCAGGCTCCAATACATCTCCAATGATGATCTCTCTACCTAGATTCTGTTCCACATAGGTCTTGTTGAATATAAATAGTTGGTCGTTCTGAACCTCCACACCAAATTGGGTAAGGTTCTCTTCAATTGGTCTTGGGTCGTAGTGAGCCCATAGGGAAATTGCTTGAGGGGCTATGGTCTTCTGTCTAGACTCCATGTAAACATCATCCACATCATTAGATTTCATGAACTTGTATACTTTGATCTTGGATCCAGACAGCTTAATATTCTCGTTATCAATTCTATTAAATAGATTCTTATCATCCTTCTTGTTGTATAGGGATAAGATAGACTCCTTAGCAGAGTCTTTTAGTGGATCTAACGAACTGTTAACCTTGAATCTTGCCATAATTAGCCAACGATGAATAGAGGTGGACCTTCAAGAGCATCCGATAGTTCTTCTTTAAGTAGAGCCTTCTCTTCTCTTGATTCAGCTAGTAGGAGTTCACCATCTAGCTTTGATCCTCCTGATGGGCCTGGAAGGACAGCATACTTGGATCTAACTCTTCCTAGGATTTCCTTCGATAGGCATAGAGCGTATCTTTGGATCCAATTCTTATACAGTGGATGTATGGTTTCAGCGTCTAAGGCACGGAATTCTAGGATGACACCTTCATTATTACTAGGCATCGGCCAGATTTGCAGATACTTACCGTTTACTATCTGCCATGAGGAACCTTGTCCCAACACTCTACTAATCTGTTTCAAGTATTGCTGTGTCAGGAGATACTCACTAACATTGTAGTTATTAAACAATCCTGTATTGGTGAAGAACATGATGGCGAAATCATATTCTAGTGATCCTGGGGAAGCTCCTAAGTTGAAAAGTTGGTTTCTATACCAAACGTCATTCAAGCCATTTGCAACTTCTGGAGGAAGCTCATACATATTGATGTTTGCAGAGGTGTAAAATACTGCATACTGTGTCATCCAGTTAGGAGCACGGTATTCAAGATTCGAGATAGCTTCATCAATACATGTCTCCAGTTGGAAAGGAGTTAATTCCACATCAATGGTAGGAGCACCTAACCTTCCTAGGATAAAGTCCTTTACAGATCTTTCAAAGGGCTTCCATTCATCTCCCTCATTTAAGTCTTTATCATTGAGACCTAGACCATTTGGCTCAGGAGGGGTGTAATCATTTAGCTTCTCTCCTCCAAATGTTCCGTAAGACGAGCCATAGCGAGTGATTGTGGGTATTCCGATATCAGACATTTGTAACCTTTAGTGTAGTAGTATCTACTATAGAAATGAAAATGGAGATCAGATTAATCTGATCTCCATTTTCCATTTTAGCTTCTAGGCTAAGGATTAGTATCCAGCATTTCCGCCGTAATACTTGGTGTTCCTGAACACTTCCTTCGTGATGAAGTCCGATCCGGCTCCAACAAGTCGAATGACTCTGTAGAATCGTGATGCCGGTTGAATGGCAACCTTTCCGTAACGAGTCAGGATACCCTTTCTCGGTTGGAACGACTCAGGGTCAACAACCTTATCTAGTGGCATGATTGGAACGTATGGGCAGTAGAACAGTCCTGCATCCATTGGGCCGTTGCCCTTGTATCCAACAATGATTTCGTCTTCAGGGAACATCGGATCCACAATGAGATCATACTTGCCCATGAACTTACCAGTGTAGCTGATTTGCTGGCCGTTGTTTGTCGTTGGACTCCAATCTCTTGGAATACCACCTTCAAGCTTGGCAGCAGATTCTAGCAGCGTAGCGATCAACGGTGAGGTGATGATTACGCAACCAGGACCACGCAGCGTAGTTCTGTAGATATCTTGGCTAGCGAAGTTAATCAGTGCCAGGACATTCGAGTATAGGTGGCCAAGGTGTTGTGGAGCAAAGTTTGTGGCAGTGCTTGCGAACCGGCCAAGATCCATAACGTATACATTGGAGCCACTAGTGTTAGCGGATTCTCCAGCTAGGTCAGAGTGGAAATCGTAGTTGAATGCTCCGGGAACGAATCCTTCGGAAGTTTGACTTGGACCTCTACCACCGATCTCTGGGAATGCATCAGCACCACCATTGAAGAGTGAACGGAGATACCATCCACCAAGGGGGTTACCGTGTTGCGTTTCGAATCCATAAGCAATCATTCGAATGTCTTCGATAAGCTCACGGTCGATTTCTAGGTTCATTTCCTTCGACAGAAGATCCGTTAGCTCGGCTTCCATGTCTAGGTTATGATATGCCTTCAAGTCTTGAGCAGCTTCAAGAGTCCAAAGGGCTCTCATCTTACGCTCACGAGCTTGCACAGTCTGCTTCTGAATGTGCATTGTAACTTCTGGAATACCAGTAGTTGCAAGGCGTTCAGCAGCAGATACATTCCATCCAAGAGTAGTCGTGCTATCAGGCCACGATGCTAGTTTACCACCATAAGTAGTCGAAGGTGAACCATGAGTGTCACTGATAACGTTGGAAAGGTCGAAACCTTGTGTTCCAGAGAAATCAGAGTATGCAAGGGAGTCGTTCGTTCCCGCACCAAACGTTCCTTGTGCTCCAGGTCCAGACACTGATCCGATAGGACCAGCGGCAAGGCCGAGTGGCGTGATCTTGAACTGAGAATACATCGTCTCAACATTGTCTCCGTATGCACGGGAGTTACCCATGTAGAAGATCTGTGAAACAGGTCCATCCATTGCTTGAGTAGCACCAATCTTATTAAAGATCAATTCTGGATACATTCTACGAATCATGGGGAATGCCCACTTTTGGAATGTTCCAATCTTACCCACAGTCGTTGCCCCAGCACCGATAGCTTCTTCGTTTAGCTTCGAGTTCTGGTTGACAAATTCTTTTGCCTGATTATCCATCAGACGAGCGGTTTGGTAAGCTACGCTTTGGTCGGTAATCCCTTCCAGTAGCTTTTCCCAACGCTTCATTAATCCT